CATTAGAAACCTCCTCAGTTGGTGTCATAAGAAAAACTTGGTCGCGATTGGCTTCGCGGAACCCCTGCCGCTCCAGCACCCGGGCTATGCCGGGGTATGTGAAGACCGCCATCGTGTGGTAACCGAAATCCTTGGCGATTTTTTTGAGGCAAGCCACGCAATGTTTGAAGGCAAGCATCGCGGTTTTCAAGGAAAGGCCGGGGGCGCTGACGGCATGTTCGGCCATGCACATCCCACAGGAATTGTCCATGTGCAGGAAGAGGGCGCTGACCGGCTTGCCGTCGATCTCGCAGACGACTCCGCACTTCGGGAGCATCGGCTCCGGGCGGCGGTGCTTGCCGTGGGCATGCCACCACTCCGAGAGCATCTCGTAGTCGGTCGGTTCGTAGTGGCGGATGGTGATCTCACTCATTGCCGTAGGCGTCCCACTTGGGGAGGATCGAGATGATGCACATGGGATAGGGTTCGGTTTGCCGGACATCGACATCGGCGTCGATGCCGAACGCTCCGCCGAGGATGATCTTTTGGTCGCCCGTGGTGGTCGTCGGGGCGAGAGCATACCATGATCCGGAATTTGTGCGAACTTCGCCCCCCCGGCTTTTGAGTGTGCGGACGACGACTTGATGAATGCGCTTCTTGCGCGACTGCGCGGTGCCGTCCTCGAAATCGGCGTCGAGCTTCATCGGGCGTAGCGTGGAGGTGTAGGGCAGGCCGACATATCCAGCGGCGGTCGAGTAAAGTGTAATTGAGGTATCGCCAAGAAATGTTGTAACCAATTGCGTTGTTACTGATGTGCCTTGAACAATAGTAACCGTTTTTCCATTAAAATGTGCAGGGACAGAAACGGTTCGCGCCGATGTTGGATCACCCGGTTCAAACGGACCAGTCAAGGGTGTTAATGCTCCAGACGGAAAATTAAAATGCCCATCGAGGTAGCGGTAGTCCTTGGCGGTCTGGTCATCTATGTGCTTGCGCCAGAGCAACGGGAATCGTTCCACGGTGCGAAGCGTCGCAGACGCACCCCCGATGTAAGAGAAAACGCCGTTGCTCAAATTGGAGATTGGCGCGGAGCAACTGCCATTCACCACGACGACTTGCGTGGTATTTGCGGTGATCGAGGAATTCGCGATGGATAGCGACTCGCCGATCAAGCTACCGATGGTGAATTTGTTCCCGCTGGGGTTGGAAAGGACAACATAGGTTTCCGTGGCTGAAATGTTCGATCCGGCAGGGAGATTCGTGAACTGGACTTTTTGACCGGCGACGATGCCGACATATCGCTTGACGACCATCCAGACTTCATCCTCGGTGCCGTTCCCGTAAATGGTGGCGACCGACTCGACATCGGCATCGCCGAGCGTGTGCCGGTGCCATCCCACGACCTTCTGGTCGCGCTCGTAGGTCATGGCGATGAGGGTGCCGTCTCCACGAACACACCAGAGAACTGCATCGGGTTGTTGCTGGTAGGCGACCTCCACGATCTCGCCATTGGTGATGTGTTCGGCCAGCAAGGTCAAATCCGGCGCGACCCAACCGTCCTTGTTGAGTTCGTAGACGAGTTCGCGCACTTTGCGTCCGTTGCGCTGGACGAAGAGAAGGACATCGTTGACGAGCGCGGCCCGCATGTATTTGGACCCGTAGCTCGATTGGCGGCTGGCCTGCACATTGGTGGCAGAGAGCGCCTGTGAGGAGTCGGCGCTGCCAATCGTCCACTCGTCGCCGGATGTGCCGATTAGTAGTTGGGATTGGCTATACATCCAATTGATGCGGTTGCCTTCGGAGGCGGCGAGGGTGAACTGGACCGCATCAGCGGCAGTTGCGCCGGTCTGGAAATTCTCAAAATCGTCGATGGCGCTGCACCAAATCGTATTTGGCTGGGAAGATGTGCCGCCATAGCACAAGCGTTGCTCATGCATGGCGACCGAGCGCGGGTAGCCGGTTTGTCCAGAAAAGCCGGGTTCGGTCCAAAGGGTTGTTTTTTTATTGCCGAGCGAATCTGCCCCAAGCCATTCCACCACGGTTGCTGATGCGGTTAGTCCGTTTGTTGCTACCGAGTTGATTTTAACGATTCCGCCGGTCGAATAATTTGAGTTGGAAAGAAAGGCGCGGGCTTTTGTGTCCAGAGTGTAGGTAAAAGTCCCGTCACTTAAAGAACTCAAAATCAGCAAGGAAACGCTCACGACCCCCGATTGAATAATGACTGCTGTCTCCCCCGCGTAAATTCCGTTGTTTGCGACGGAAACTACGGTGTTGTTCAAATTTTGGATTTGGAATGTGTTGCCGCTTACAGCTTTTACCGTGTAAGTGTCTGACGATTTCAGTCCACTGGTGGACGGGAGTAGGGTGAATTTGACTTCTTGCCCATTGGCAATTGGGTTGGTGTGGGCGCTAATCCAAATCTTTAGTCCGCATCGGTCGGCCTCATTTCCGCTGGCAAGAATGTTTTTGTCGGCGTCGACATCGTATTCACGGACGACCTCCATTTGGGAAAGGTTTTCAATTTCGGCGGTGCCAGAAGTGCCGCCGGAATTTTCCACCGAAATTGTGTAAGCGTTGTCGTTTGTGACCGTGATCGAATACGGAATGGTCGTAGCCAAAGGCGATCCGCTGACGATGTGAACGAAGTCGCCTGATTGGTAGCCGTGGTCGGTATGTGAAATCGTGGCGGTCGTTCCAGACCGGGTGAAACTTTTTTTGATCGGCCCTTTTTTCCAGACTTCGTTAGGTATCCGCATGAGGCGGAGGGTAGCGGCCCAGAGACCGCTGGTGCTGAAATCCCACGCTCCAATGGTATCGAGGGATTTACTCACGCCCACGGCGTTGATTGTGTATTCTGTAAACGCAGTGAGTCGTTTCCATTTTAAATCCCAACGCGTATTGACATGGCCGGATTTGAAAATTGGATCGCTTGCGGTGAGCGTCACGGTGCCTTGATTGCTGCTGGAAGAAATCGTGGTGTCGGTGCTGTTTCGTTGCAGTTGTGGCGGGAAGTCCCAAGCAACCTCCGCAAAAGTCCAGTTATCATCTGCGAGGCGCGAGAGTTTGTAGGGGGGGTAGTTCGCGTGGGCGAAATACATGATGTCGTTGATCTGGGAAAATTGGATTTCGCGCAGGTGCGCTCCGACATACGGGTGCGAGATTTCCAAAGTCCCGCCCGAGGTGTTGGTCTGCAAGGCTCCCGTGGCGGGGTTCCAGAATCTCATGTAGCCCACGCCCATCTCGATGATGAACCGGGTGGTGGTCGAAAAGTTGAACCCGATCAAGCGGGTCTGGCTGGTTGCCGACTTGGTCGTGCCGAGGTATTGCGTTCCGGGGCGGCGGATCACGCCACCGTAGGGGAGGATTTGGAAGTTCTCCAGCGTGCGGCAGGCGCTGCGGTATTTCTCCAAGCTCGTCCGGGCGTCGATGAAGGGGGAGACTTCACCGGCGTTGAACGAGGGATAGAAATCGAACTTCGGCATCTACTTTTTGAGGTCGCGGAGGATTTTGACGAGGGTGATGAGGCCAACGGCGAACCCGACCGTTACGGAGGCGAAACGCATCCACGCTTCCAGATGCGGAAGCATGGAGTAAATCGCCGCGCCGATGGAGGTGGCGCTGCCGACGAGGCCGGTGGCTGCGGATTTGAGTTGGTCGCCGTTCATTAGGAGTTCGCTTGACTGAGAAGATTCCCGAGGATTTCTGTGGTCGTGACTTGGCCGAGTCGAGTCGTGTTGAGGGCCGAGACTTTGGCGAGTTCGCTCGATAGCTCGGTTCTCACCTGTGAGGCGATCTGGCTTGTCGTCGGAACCGTTGGCGCGTTGGTGAGAGTTGTGACCGTGGCAAGCGTGCCGTTGGGGGCGAGCCTGCTGGATATGGTCGTGTCTATGCGTTCAAGCTCAGTTGCGAGTTCGGCGCGTATCGCGGCTGGCGTGAGGACTGCCGTGCCTGTGGTCGCATCTACAGGGACTCCCAGACTAACCGACCCTGCGGCCGGGACTGCACAGGTGCCGGTGAGGTTGCCGCCTCCATAGACGACGCCTGATCGCACATTGGCGGCGATGGGGTTGCCGAATGCGCCGAAGTCGCTGCCGAACATCGTGAAATACGAGTCCGTCGTGCCTGCGAGGGCGTATCGTGTCTGGCCAAGCGTGGGCGATGTGCCGAGCCTCCATCTATTTCCGCTCACGGCTTTCCATCCGCTCCAATGATCGAGAAAATCTCCGCTGAGTCGGACATCGGCAGATGCGTTGGCGGCAGAGACGGCGTTGGAAAATGCAGAGGCAGTAAAAGTGCTGTTTGCAACGATTAGCGTGCCTGTTGAAGCATTAATCAAAGCAACCCCTCCGGAAGCGGAGGCTGCATTGAAGTTGCAGGGAGCATTAACTGTTATTGTTCCAGTTGAGGTATTGTTTACTCCGCCTGTGTTGGTAGTAACGCCTCCATTGAAAGTGCATGAAGCGTTGACTGTTACTGTTCCGGTTGAGTTATTGTTTAAACCGCAAGCTCCTGCTGTGTTGCCTCCATTGAAAGTGCATGAAGCGTTGACTGTTACTGTTCCGGTTGAGTTATTGTTTAAACCCGCTGTAAAAGCGCCTCCGTTAAAAATACAAGGGGCGCTAACCGTCACTATTCCAGTTGAAGCGTTATTAAATCCGTTGCCGCCAGAACCGGTGCCGGTTGCTGTAAATGTGGAATTTGCTAAAGTAGCGGTTCCAGTTGAATTGAAATTGCATCCATGTGTGCCAGTCGTGCTACCTCCCATAACCCGCAATCCATCCAGCGTGATATTAGTCGCTCCGGTTACAACCAGACATGCGGTAGTGCTGGCACGGATGTCGGCAGTCAGCGTGTAAGTGGCAGACATCGCAAACGATCCGCCTCCGCCAGTAGCTCCTGCGGGTGTGTTGGCGGCAGTGGTGATCGTTGCGAGAGCGCGGGCATTGCCTGTTCCAGAGCCGAGGCCGGTGGCGAGGAATATGGTGCCTGCGGTGCTTGAGGCTGCGCCGATTGCGGTCCATGAGGTCGTTCCGACGAAAAGAATTTCATACCACTGACCAGAGACGAAGGAACCAGCGTTGACCGTGGGGTTGTTGGCTCTGCCGATGTTGATGTCTTGGTTGATCGTGACATTGAAACCATTGGCATAAACGGTGTCGCCGTTGCCGGGCAGGACGCCGCCGTTCCATGTGCTGGTCGATGACCAGTTGCCGTTTGCGATAGCGCGTGCTGTGGCCATGGCTTAGAGTCCTTTCGCGACGATGAATTGTTGGAGGGCGGCTTGGATCGCGCCAACGGTGGCGAGGGTGGCTTCGTCGGCATGAGCGAGCGAGCCGAGGCGGATCGATTTCGCGTGGGCGGGCTGGGTCTCGACCATGCCGTCTTCGATGCGGAGGGGCGTGAGGTTCATCACGACGCTGGCCTCTGGCTTGCCTTCTCCGTCATAGCTGCCGGAAATGATGAGGTTCAGGGCGTAACGGTCGTATTGCTTTGAGTCGATGGTGGATGGTGCGGATGCTGTCATATATGGATATGGGTTGATTTTTTAGGTGTAGGAAAGTGAGGTTCTGGAAGACCACGCGCCGGTGGCGGATTGGGTGGCTGTGACCGACCCATCGGCATCGGTGGTGATGCGGGTGATCGTCCAGCCGGTGGAGGATTCGGCGGTGCCGGTGGGTGCGGTGCCGTAGTAGTGGTAGGGTTCGTCCCAAGCGGCGCGGGCGATGGTGGAACCGCCCTCGGTGAGGGGGACGGGGGACCATGACTCGCCGTCGAAGACGAGGATGTCGCCCATCTCCGCCCCCTCGCCAGAGAGGCGAGAGGCCGGGATGGTGACGGGTTGGACGACCCAACGCGCTCCCGTCCACTTCCACTTCCGATTGCCGGAAGCGAAGGTGTCGTTGACTGACGGGGTGGCTGGAAACGCGAGGGCGGACATGGTTTTTTACTGCTTGTCGATTTCGACCCAGGCTCCGTTGTAGGAGACATACTCTGCCATGTCGGTAGAGTCGATCCAGCGGAGACCGGCGGTGTGTGACGGGGCGGTTGTCGAGATGACATCCTTGATTTGCTTGCCGCTTTCGAGGGAGGAGATGTTCGACTGCGCGGTGGAGAGGCCACCTTCCAAGGAGGAGGCGCGGCCTTCCAGCGAATCGATATCCCCTTCCGCAGTAGTCACCCGACCGGCCAAAGTGCTGGCGGCAGATTCGGCGGCGTCGAGGTCGCTCTGGAGCGTGTTGATTTCGCCCTCCGCCGTGTCGAGGCGGGCGTCGAGGCCGGAGATGTCCGAGGCCAAATCGGCATCGGCGGCTTCCAGCGAGGAAACGGCATTGGCGAGGTTTGTCGAGGCGGCACCAGCGAGGCTGGAAATGGCTCCGTTGAGGTTGGAATCCGCAGATTGGAAAGCGGTTACGATTTCCGATAGCGAATTGAGGGCGGTGCCATCCACATTGGAAAGGACATCGTCCACGCGAACATTGAGCGCGGTGATGCCGCTTTGCGCGGTGGAGAGGCCGGATTGGAGAGAATCAATTTCTCCCTCGGCGGTGCCGACCCGGCTGGTCAAGCTGGTCGCTGCCGACTCGATAGCCGAAATGTCGCTTTCAATCGCGCCTGCGCGGGATTCCAAAGCGGTGACGGCTGGGGCCGAGGCCACGCGGGCGTTGGTGTAGTAGAGGTTGTTGGAACCTTCGACAACCGCATCGGTTGTGCGAGGGACGAGTTTCCAAGCGGTGCCGTTGTATTTCCACGAACGGGAACCGACGGAGTGGATGTCATTGAGGGCCGGTGAGGCCGGGAAGGAGATAGCTGCCATGGTAGTAGTGTTTTCTAGTTGTTGGTTGGTTTTTCGACCCACGCGCCTGCGAACCATTCGTAGGTCGTGAGATCAAAAGGAGTGGTCCAACGCTGGCCGGTGTAGGGGTGTGCGGGCGGCGTTTCGGAAAAAGTCGCGGGGAGATCGGCGGCTTGCTGGTAAGTGCTGCCATTCCAAAGCCAGAGAGTGCCGCTATCCTGCGCGAGGTAGATGCGGGCCTCTTTGCCGGGTTGCGGAAAATCGGCCCGGGAGGGGTAGATGACGAGTTGCTTGACGCTGTCATCGGGCAAAACGATCTGAAACTGGGAGAGGTCCAGTTGCTGGGTGATGTTCGATTCGGTGATCGTCGTCATGCGTAGGTGGCGGTCTCCCGGTTGGTCCACGCGACATTGGTCGTTTTGGCGGTGGCAGTGACGGTTCCGTTGGCGGAAAGGGCGGAACGGGTGATGGTCCACTTGGCCACGGCGGCGGCGGAGCCAGTGGCGGGGATGTCGGAATTGAGGAGCAGTCCGTAGTAGCTGAAGGTGCCTGCGGTGTTGAGGGCGAAGGAGTGGATGAAGTTGTCCGGGTCGCGCTGCGTAGTGGCCGAGTAAAGTCCGAGAGCGACGACGACGATTTTCGAGCCATTCGGGATCGCGGTGGCGAAGGTGATCGTGCCAGCACCTTGGTTGACGAGGTAGTCAATCGTCGGTTCCTGCGTGACTCCGTTGATCGCCACAATGACATGGTTCGGGTCGCTCGATTTGAGGCCGGTGACCGAGAAGGTGCGGAGGGTGCCGTTGCCGGTGAGGGTGGTTTTGGCCGATGAGAGGAGGCTTGCTTGAGGGAGACCGAAGTTGAGGACGGCGGTGCTGCCTGCGCCGGTGTTGGTGACAAAGGGCGCGGTGGTGCCGGGAACGGCGGTGACATCCCCGACTTGGACGAGGAGCGAAGGGTAGCTGACGCCGCCTGCGGGACCGCCTCCGCTGACCTGCGAGGCATCGACCCCATCGCCGCCATTGCGGGAGGAGACGAGTTTGGAGGACATCCACGCAGGCTTGATCCGGCCTTTGCGCTCGGTGGAGTCCCGGCGCATGGCGGGGCTTTTCCCGAGGAGTTCGGTTTCCTTCGCGAGGAGCGCGGCTTTGTTGGCATCGCCGGTCAGAGGGACGGCGAGCTTGGAGGCGAGGTTGGCCGTGAGTAAGTCTATGAATAAGGAGTCGAAGAGGGTGACCTCGGTCACTTTCTTGACATATTCCAGCGTGATCGCCGTGCCGAGCCACACATCCCAATCGGTCGTCCAACTGGCGGACACGCCGGGTTGCTTGGTCGAACCGGCAACCAGGC